TTCTTTTCATCCGAGAACTCCAATTCAACAACACAATCTTTTTCATTGACTGAGTTAGTTAACTGTGGTAAGTTGATATTTCTGTATGGCTTATTGAAAAGAGCAAATGTCAAAGCGTCGAGCAAAGTACTCTTACCTGAACCATTCTCACCGCTGATTAGGGTTGTTGATGCATCCGTTAGAGATAGTTCTGTAAAATTATTTCCTGTGCTTATAAAGTTCTTCCACCGAATTTTCTTGAAAGTAATCATACAGACTGCGCCTCCATGTACAGTTCACGAATGATGTTCTTTAGTCTAGTCGGATCTTCAATCCCCTCTGTCCTATCAATCTCTTCGCAAATCAAACTCAATGTGTCTTTGGTCAAATCAACTTTCTCTACCGTATTAACAGTCTTGTTGGATTGAGTTTGATCCAATATCGAAATTGAATGTGAACCTTCTTCATTCAATTTATCAATCACACGATCCAACATGAATGGGTTCGTCTTCTTCTCAATAACTAGTCTGACAAATGTGTTTTTGAAATAGTTCCAATCAATTGAACCATCGAAGAAGTCTTTATGTTCTTCATCGTTGTAGGTAAACTGTGTGAAAAGACGAATTGGATTCTGAATATATTCAACCTCACCAGTATCAGTATCAATTACATGAAATCCTTTAGGCTCATGCAAGTCACCAAAAGTGATCTGATATTGTGTACCAAGATAGTGGATGTTGCCTTTACTGTGTCTGCAATGGAAATGTCCGCTGTAAACAGCATCGTATCCCGAAAGAATACCAGGATCCATACCATCATGGTGTTCAACACCACGAAGCACTTCGTATCCCGACAACTCAAAGTGGCCCATGAGAATCTTTGCATCTTTCTTTGCAATGAAATCTAGGCACTCTTTCTCATTTGCTGTAGTTATCCAAGGAACCATTCCAATTCGAAGTCCCTTGATTTCGACAACTCTTGGTTCAAAATAGAAATTCCAATTGTGGCAAAGGCCCGAATGGTAAAACAACTCTTGAATGGAGTTGACTTCGTTGGTGTTCTTATAGAAAACATCGTGGTTACCTGGAATGATGTCTATAGTGATTCCCAATTCCAACAAAGGAGTAATGAACCTCTTCTGAACGACATTCAATGTGTGAAAATTAACATACTTGCGACGATCCATAAGATCACCCAAGTGAATGACATTTCGTATGTCATGCATACGCATATATGGGAAGAACACTTTCTCAAAGAACTGCATGAAGTGTTCTAGAAAAATTGGATTGTCGTTACGAGCACCGAAGTGTGTGTCGTTTATGATTGCTATCTTACCCATTTCACTCCATCAAGCCTTCTAGGTTTTCTTTGGATGATTTCTTCTTACGCTTTTTCTTCTTGATTATTTTGTTTTCTGAAGTTCCTTCGAAATTTTGGATGTCGTTATCGCTAAGGGAGAAGTAATCGGCGTAAGGATTTTCGCTTCTAGGTTCTGAGTCTGAGAACTTACTATCTTCCATCATTCTATTTCTGAACTTTCCCGTTTTATCTGAGTTCTCAAAGCATTTCATCTTGACGAATAGTTGCTTCTTCTCTTTCATTATTCTACGAAGAAAGGCATAGTAGATTATTTGAGTAAAAAAGGCAAAAGGGTTCTTTGATTTCTTTTCGTCAAAATTTGTGGTGTACATTATACAATTTTCAATGCCATCGGATATCATCTCCTCTTTGAAAATGTAATTAGCAAAATTGGGTTTCTTCGCTAAGTTGAGTGCGATATCCAAAAAGCACTGTCCAATATAATTGGACACACCTGGAGGCTTTTCTCCATTTTTCTTTGCTTTGGTGTGTAATTTTTTATGTTCAATAAGTTCCTCTAGGAACTTTTGATTGTCGATATAGTGATTTTCTTTTTTTCTTTTAGCCATGTTATTGGGTGTAGTTTAACCTGAATATTCATTTTGTAAAGACTTTAGTTTCATTTTTGTAAAAATCTTTAGGATTATAATGTAAAGAACTGTTTTTGTGTGCTACATATCCTTGGGTTACAAGGAACCAAAGTACTTAAGTACTATATTACCCTATTAAGTAAGATATAAAGTATCAAGTACTTAAGTACTAGGCGAGTTCTTCGCCTTCATCCTCATCATCGAAAAAATCATCTTTTGCATCTTCAAGATCATCATTTGCATTGAATAGATCAAATCTGATTTTTGCTTCATTATAGTCCTTTAGGACATCATTGTATGGATTGGATATGCAAACTACCATTTTTTCAGGAACAATGTACATCTCGTCTTTTGAAAATTCCATCCAAGGTTTTAGTAACATCATTGGTTCTGCTGGTTTGCCCCTTTTGTCTATTGTAGATACAAATGATATAGACATGGGTCTTTCTAGTTGATAAATCGCATTGGTTTTGGCTATACCACAGATTAAAGTTTCGTTACTAACAAGTCGAACAATCCTGATTGGATACATCATGGTTTGTCCTTTCCATAAACAGGCAACTTAACAATTTTGTACGGAAACCCTTCTTCGTCGTATAATTTCATTCGGGATAAGAAGTGTTTGAAGGTATAGTTTACTTCATCTTCCCAGTGTAAATCGTCCGCTATATCGTATAACTTTGCGATATCTTTGTTTTCTGATTTACGAAGTTGTCTACCGATGCTCTGAAGGATTCGAATCCTACTCTTGGATGGACTAGCGAAGATCAAATTTTTCAGAGACTTGATATTAATCCCTGTAGAAAATGTCCCATATGAAGCAACAATAATTGCATTGTCTTCTTTTTCTACAATGTGGCGAATTTGCTCACGGTCATCCACATCAGTTTCTCCTGCTACGAAAAACACTTTACGGTTTTCTATTTCAATAGGAGCCATCTTACGAATCATCTCATATAGAGGCTTACCGTGTTTCTCGACATACTGAAACAGAACAAGAGTGTTGCCTCTTACGGATGTTGCGAGTTTAGAGATCATGAAATTGCGTTTTTCACAGTTGACAATCCAATCAATTTCATGTTGATAATCTAGACCTCTTAAGGCTTCACGAATCTCTTGTGGATATTTGAACAGTACGCATTCGATCTTCAACGCCGTTAATAGTTCCCTCTCCATGAGTTCTTTTGTGGATACAACTTTGTTGACAGGTCCAAATAAACCTTCGATGCACAACTTGTGGATCTTCGTTCCGTCGAGTGTTCCCGTAAGAGCAATTCTGTAGGGACAATCAACCAACTTGTTCATGATAGTTGTTAGCGATTGCGACTTGAATAGATGCGCTTCGTCGCCTATAACAACCTCAAAATTGTCAAACCAAGCACGGGGCATTTTGTAAATAGATTGCCATGTGGAGATGACTATCTGACGATCTGTTAGTTTAGCCACACCACCATGAATTTTGTGACAGTTTTTGTGAACTTCCCATCCCGAGTTTTTTGAATAGTCATCAAAGTCTGCATACATCTGTGCAACTAGCGAGATTGTGGGAACAACTATGAGTATCTTTCTCGACGGATTAATTACATTTTGATAGTAGCGACATAGACTATAGATGATTAGACTCTTACCACTAGCAGTTGGAGACAGAAGCACACAACGAGACTTATTGATAGCGTGACAAAACGCATCTACTTGGTGGTCATGTGGATCAAGAGGTTGGTCTCCTGCTTTGGGTTTGAGGCTCCTGATGAAATCTTTGGCCTTTTCGCAATTTATTTTGATTTCGGGACTTGCTAGTAGTGAGTCCACTTCCATTGTGTACCCACGCTGCTGCGAGAACGAGGCAAGATATTCAATTAGTCCCGCAGGAAGAAGTCCCGAGTGTGCGTTGAATAGCCTGATTTTACCATCCCAGTACTTGTTCTTAAAGGCAGGAGTGAACTTAGCACCTGGAACATCATAAGTAAAATAGTCTTGCAACTCATATGCGATTCCATTGTCTGCAAGGACACGGATAAACGCAGAGTTTACATGACGAACACCTATCACATTCATTCATTCGTATTTAGGTTACACCAGACATGAACTTACGCCACTCAATGGCGTTGCGAATGACCCATTGACGATTGTTGATTCCTTTGAGAATAGAATCTAGATAGTCAACTTTTTGTTTTTGCATGTCAATTTTCGTTTGGATCTTGATCAAATCAGCATCTGAATCAAGATAAACATCCATATCTTGCCGAAGAATTCTGTGGTCAAACTGCTCCCAACCTAAAGCGGTAAGTTCGTCTTTTGACATCTTGCCCGAATAGTACTCCCATTTCTGTCTTCGAAGAATTTTGTAATCAGCCTCATACTTTCTCAATATGAGAGATTCGTCGTGGAAAATATTAAGATACTTTCCATGCAGTTGAGGAATTCGAACAGATTCATCTGCAAGTTCAGTTCCGTCCATTTTCAGGTCGGTTTCGGCCATTTCACGGATTCTTTCAATATTCATTGCGTAAATTGTATCCTAAAATCTTGAAATGTCAATACATAATAATATGAGAGTTTATGGAATAGATTATTCTATGACTTCTCCAGCCATCTGTTTATTTGATGGTGAGGAGTGGTCTGTGAGATACTTGACTTCAACTTCACGACATGTGAAAGAATATCAATTTCAAACTTTAATGGGTAAGATTAGTATCGTTGGAGACCCACACAAGGAATTGTGGAAAACTCAAGAGCATAGATTTCATGATATTTCAGAATGGGCGATGGCTTGTATTGATGATGTTCGTGCTAAAATCGTGATAGAGGATTATGCCATGGGGTCTAAAGGTAAAGTTTTCCACATAGCAGAAAATTGCGGCTTGTTGAAACACAAACTGTGGAGTGAGGGTTTCAAGTTTGAGACAATCGCACCAACATCTTTAAAGAAATTCGCTACAGGTAAAGGCAATTCTAATAAAGACATCATGCATGCTCACTTTATTAAAGACACAGGGGTCGATCTCATGAAAGAGATGACCCCTAATGCCAAGGACTGTATCAGTCCAGTTTCGGATGTGGTTGACTCGTTTTACTTAGCCAAATGGGCTAATCATACGGCCATAGATCTTGTTGTGTAGATTTGAGGGAAAGCCTTTTCAACCATTTCCTTATCGATTCCGTATGAATACTTGAAAGATCCCTCAAACATAGACTTGAGCATTTCTGTTTCCTTTTTGGAAATGGATTCAAGAATCTGAATCAGGATTTCATCCTTTCGTTTAGCGGAAAGGTTGTATTCTTCTTTGAAAATGTAAAGTCTTCGAACTTCCGCCCAAAGAGAAGATGGTGCTAATCCATCAGGACTGCCGTCTTCGGTGAAATCCGGTAGAGTCTTTCTATACCAGGCAGTTCCATCGAATGCATATTTCAACAGTTCTCGCATGGTTATTGTGTTATTTGCTTGAAGACCACGAACAATATCTTGCGGTCCTTTGGCCTTGTTCTTAATATCAATTAGAATCTCTGCAATAGTTAAATTCGCTGACATGTTTAAAACTCCTGTAAGTGTTCGATAAGCAAACGCATATTGTTTTCTATCATATACGGTAATATCTTTGATCGATTGCCTTCAGAAGGGACTTCGAATTCACTCATAATTGCGGTTTCAATTCTATTCGGAATTCGTGAAAAATCGATCATGGTCTTGTTGCGTTCGTAGTTGCGAAGCATTTCATCTGTGCAGAATGTATTTAGCGGAACTTGAATCCATTCGACAAGTTTCTTCTCGTAAATAGGTTTTTGTCGTTTACTTTCGACAAAAACAGAATCGTCCGATAGGAAATTGGGAACTCCATCGCCACTATCTCCCCTCATGATATGGCGTATAAGTTCCTCTCTAGGATTTTCGCAGACGATGAATTCTTTCGTCCGAGGACACCATTGTTTCACATTCGGCAGGCTCTGTAGTTGGAAGAAGTCGTGGTCTGATGATACAATCAGATGCTTCCCTTCAAGATTCTTTGAAAGGACTGCAATGATGTCATCACCTTCACACGAATCAACTTCCATCAGTTTATAGGGGAAGACATCCTTCAACTCTTTTTTGATCTGACGCAGAATGTCCCATAACTGATCCCAGTTAATATCGGACTCTTCCCTAACCTTTTTTCGATTGGCCTTGTATTGTGGAAAGATATCCTTGCGCCACGCCCGTACACGGGAGTCATAACACAAAAC